GATGCTCTTGCTCGAGCAGGAGCTGTTGCTCAAGATGCTGGTGTTAATTTTGACCAATTAGTTGGTGCAGTTACATCCGCTCAACAAATCACTGCTAGAGGTGGTGCGGTTATTGGTAATAGTTTTAAAACTATATTTACTCGTATTCAACGTAGCAGCACTTTAGATAGGCTTGAAGAGCTTGGTGTTGCAGTAAGAGATATTAGAGGTAATACTTTGCCAGCTTTATCTGTCTTGCAAAGTTTATCTAAAGCTTACGATACTCTTGGTTCTGCTACGAAAGCTGCGGTAGCAGAACAAGTTGGTGGCGTTTTCCAGATCAACGTTTTAAAAGCGGCATTAAAAGATTTGAATAGAGAGAATTCTTTGTATGCGCAAGCAACACAAATTTCCTCACAAGCAACCGATCAAGCTCAACAAAAGAATGCTCAACTTCAAAAAACAATTTCTTCTTTAGCTACCCAAACATCCTTAACTATACAAGAACTTTCTAAAAATTTAGGAGACTTAGCTTTGGCTCCAGGAATATCCAAAGTTTTGGATGCTGTTAACTCTCTAGCTGGAGGTCTGAATGATTTATTTGGTAAGGATAGTGAAGGAATTGGTGCTGATTTTGCCAAAGGCCTTGTTAGTGGAATAGGGAGTGTTCTAACTGGCCCAGGACTGGTTTTAGTTTTTGGCGTTTTCGCTAAACTATTTACTAATGCGCTAAAGTTTGCAAAATCTTCTCTGAAGGATGTTCTTGGAATTGTTAGCGCTAAAGATAAAGAAAAAGCTATACAAGAAAGTATTGTTATGGCTATGTCTCAAAATAAACAGCTAGCTGTTGAATTAAATAAATATGCCAACGATAAAACAAAGCAAGAACAAGTAATGCTTGAAGTAATCAAACAGCAAACTCGATATCTTCAACAACAACAAAGAATTGCTGGAACTCTAGCTCCAGGTTTAGTTAGGAAAGGCGTTAATCCTGACTTAACATTACCGCCAAAGAAAACTGCTGCAGAAGGATACATACCAAACTTTTCTGTCTCCCAAACGGAAAAGATGGTAGAGAAAAATTCAGCCTTAAAAGCCGGATATGTTCCGGGAAATGTAAAATCCATGAATATTGATGGGGTTGGTAGAGTTGTTTATAATGGTTCTGAATCAGTAAAAAAATTCCCCGGAATGAAGCAAGAAGCTATTGTTCCCCCTTTTAAAAGTAAAGCTGGAAAAAAATACCAATCAGACTTTGAAAATAAACATGGTTTTGATCCTTATATGTTTGATGGATTTATTCCAAACTTTATAGACCCAAGAAGTAGGGCACAAAAAATAAAAGACACATTAAATGACCCCGCAAATAAAGGCATTAAATTTAACTATAAAAACACTCAACCGCAAATCATAAAATCAAAAAATATCTGGGACCAAGAGATACTCAGGATGTTTCAACAAAATCCAAATCAACAATATCTTGGAGCTCCATTAATTGATTACTTATCAAATAAAGGTTACAATAGAAATCAACTGCAAAACTTAGCTAAGAATCCTTCAAAATTTAAAATTATGAGTGATGGATTTGTTCCTAATTTTGCTTTAGAAGCTATGGCTTCCGGCAATGTTCTTAGGTTACCTAAAGCTAAAATGTTTGTTCAAACTAGTGACAATAAATATGCTAAAGGTGGTTGGCATAACATTAAATCTCAAGTTTCACAACTACAGAAAGATAAAGGAGCAAGACAACTATCATCTCAATTAATGGCTCTAGAAGCTTTAGGCATAACCACTTTAACCCGACCTTTTTATTTCACAAAATCTGGAGACCCCTTAAACAAGGTTGCAAGATCTGCCAGCAGAAAACAAAGAGGTCTTTCTGGCGGAGATAGAAGTAGAATTCCTGGCTCAATTTATGAAAAAGGTTTGCAAAAAAATCTAGGAAAAAAAGGCTACATTTCCACGTCTGGAGACCCGAGTGCTAATGTTGATTTTGTAGCTCCAGGAAGAACTCCTATTGAAGCTAAATTTAATGACGCCAAAGCTAACAGTATAATGGCTAAAAGCTTGAAGCTTACAACAGATCGCTATCTAGAAAACTACCTTGAAAGTAAAGGTATGAGTCCTTTCGCTAAATCTCTATCAGACACCAAGAAAGATTTAGCTCTAAAAAGTGCTGAAAAAATATGGAAAGAAGGAGGAAGCTCTCAAGTCAGTGGATATAATTTAAGCTCTGGATTTATTCCTAATTTCAGATCTAAATCTCAAATGAAGAAAAACATTAAAGATGGAAGAGCTTATGAAACTTTTGTTGGTCAAATTTTTAATAGGACACCGAGCTATAATGCCCCGATTGATTTTTACGGACCAGTTAGAGCTTCTGCTTCTCATTTAAAATACATTAGCCCATCTTTATCGAAAAAACATATTTCAAATAAAACCCTAGGTTATGATTTTATTGACGCTCATTCTGGCCCCGGCCACACCAGTGCTCAACTATTTAAAAAGTTTTTAAATGAAGGTATAATAGACCAAAATGATATCGATGATTATTTTGGAACTGGTGTAACTGGTGAAACTTATAAAGGTAAACCTATTGATTTAAGTTCATTTTTTACTGAAGTTAATCGCTCAGGCAATGAAGGTATAGCTAGAAAAACACACAAAGGTATACCTTTTATATATAAAAAAGATGTTTTTGGAGGTAAATCTTCTGGTTTTATTCCTAATTTCGCCAACCCACTTGAAGAAGCTGTAGATAGAGAAGAAAAGGCTGGTATACCTCGTTCTCAAATTAGAATATCTAGGGACTCAAGTTTAGTTTCTCGAGGAAACCCCATGGGTCTCGGCGTTATAAATACAAGAGATGAACCTGGTGGCATTAAACAAGGAATAAATAGAGCAATAAGAATGGGCATCGATCCCAAAACTCATGGTGCCAGCTCTGGATTTATACCCAATTTTAAAGAAAGTGATAACATGGGAATGGGTAAATTGTTTGCTCTTACATCATTAACTTATGCTGTTGAGGGATTTGTATCGCAATTATCTAGCCTTGAAGAAGAAACTAGTAAAACTGTCAAGGGTATAGTTGGTGTCACTCAAGGGCTTTCTCAAGCAGTTTTAGTTGGCAGCTCTTTCAAAGAAATAGCTCAAAGCGGAGGAAAACTAGGGAAAGTATTTGGCGCGATTGGGCCCCTTGGAGCAATTGTTGCTGGTGCAATACCCGTTTTTCAAGCGGTAAAAGAAAACACTGACTGGCTGGATAATTCTCTTGATAGGTTAAATAAATCAGCAGCAAAAACATCCAAAGGTTTAGATTCTCTAACTACCGCAATTTCTCAAGCTCAAGATGTTGAGTCTACAAGAAACGAAATCACAGAACTCAACAATTCTGCATCACTAAATACATTTGATGGTCAGCTTAAAAAGTTAGAGCTTGAAACAAAGCTAGCCAAACAAAATACCGAATTGTCTAAATCTGCCAACAGTTTAAGTAAGAATTTAAATCTTTCAGGCGAAGAAGTGCAATTAATGACATCAGGTACGACTGAAGGCATGAAAGCTTTACAAGAAGCTCAACTTCTTTACGCCAGGAAATTAAACGGAATACAAGTCAGTAAAGGGCTTCAAAGAGATGAAAGCAAAAGAGATTTTTTAGACAAAACTTTGGATGCTGGAGCCGTTAGTGCTTCATTAGGAAATTTAATGATTGATATTGCTTCTGGAAATGCTAATGTTTTTGATATGGAAAACAGTTTCCCACAATTTCAGAAATCATTGGATGCGGCAGGAAGACTTTTTGAAGATTCAGGTGTTTTTGATAGAACTGATGCATCCATTTTAAGAGACCCTAATTCTGTGAAATCAGCTAGAATTCTAGCTGCTAGAAGCTTAGGCAGTTCGGTTTCCATGAATGAATCCGCCCAAGGTATACTAGACATAAATCCAAATTTAAGTGGTAGTAAATATCTTGAAGGTATTAAGAAAAATGTTGAAATTGCACTTAAATCTGGAGATGCAGGTCAGGAAGGGGCGGCTGTTCAAATCCAACAAATACTAGAAGGAATAGGTGATGATCCTAGTTTACAAAAAGAAGGTAGCGAAGACCTTAAAGCAATATACGGTCTTCTTAAAAAATACAAATCAGAACTAGAAAAAGATGTAGCAACCAGAAAAGGAGACCTCGAACAGTCTAGAAAAATGGCTGCCATTCGAGCTCAAATGTCTACAATCATCGAGCGACAATTTCAGGCGGAAAAAAATAGACTAGATATAATTTCAGCTCAGCAAGGTTTAGATTCCTACACAAAAGACCTTGATAATCAATACAAAATCAAAGCAGGCATTGTTACTAAATCCAATCAAGTTGAAATGGAGATGGCAGCCAAACGAAAAGCAAGTGACGAAAGGTATGCCAATGAGCTTGCCAATATAAATAACGAACGAATCAAAGCGTTGAGATCTGAAATCTCAAAATTTTCTGGTAAAACTAGTAATGCTTTTAAAGCGGATACGTTTGCTATAGACCCAGATACAGGCAAAGGTCTTACTGGTAAAGAGAAAATAGATGCAGAAGACAAAGCCTTTTTGAAACAAAAACAATCAATAGTTAAAACATTACAAAACACTGGAAACGCCGATCAAAATTTCACAAATCAAGTACTTGACGCTAAAGAATTTGATGAAGTTAAAATAAGAATAACTCAATGGTTACAACATCTAACCTCTACTGGCAAAGCCGCAGAGACAATCGCATCCCTGCAAGGCGAAATTTTTGATGAAAATGCTAATGTATTACAAAATCTCGACAATATTAACACAAACTCTGCGTTAAGTGTGGCTAAATCCGCTCAATTAAAAAATATCGAAGATAAAAAGAATGATGCATCAGAAGACGAAATTAATATGCGACTAGGAACATTGGGGTATGTAAAGAAAGAATTAAATAGAATTAAAAATACTCCAACCAACAAATTGAATGACGTTATTTCAGAAAATTTAAAAATTAGTAAGGGTCTATCTGACATTGAGTACCAGAATTTAAAAAATAGACAAATATATACTCGTGACGGACAAGGACTTTTAGAACTTCAAGAAGAACAGAAATCGATTGCCCACACAAGTGTAATGAAAGAGTATGAATCACTTTTTATTACTGGTCAACGTTTAGCAGCCGAAGAAGAATTAAGAAAAAAGTACGGCGAATATAAAGGCATTATAGAGCAAAAAGTTGCCAATGAAATAAAAACTATGGGTTTTACTGCTGAAGATGACACAGAGCTCCTAAAGCAACAAAGAGATCAAAAATATTTTTCCATTAAAGCTGACACTGATTATACATTGGCAGTTAATGCTGCTGCAAGAGCTCAAGAAGAATTTAACGCTAATTTAGATAATGGCAGGTTCTTACTAGATGCTAAGCACGAAATGGCTGAAGCAGAAAGAGATTACACAAGAACACTAGTAAAATTAAAAGCCAAACTTGCAGACAACTTCTTTTTCGAAGAAGGCCAAAGATCTGTAGACATGAAAAAGAGTACCGATCAAAGTGAAATGCAAAAACTTAAGGGCGAAAGGTCTGCTTACGAACAAAGGGGTGCCGGAGTAAGAGTTGCAGAAAAAGACCTTGAAATTGCCCGTAAACAAAAAGAAATAAATCTAGAGCTTGGTAAAGAAGCTCTATTCAGAGATACAATCACAGAAAGAATAAAAGAAAACAACCTTGCACTTGAGAGATTTGGCGAAACTCTAGCCAATACAACTTTTGATGCCGTTGAAACTGGTTTTCAAGATTTATTTAAAAATATTACAGAAGGCACAATGTCTATGGGAGACTCTATAAAAAGTTTTGCTGGCGGCATAGCCAAAGCTGTTGGTGATGCCTTAACTGCTAGAGCCACAAAACAAATTACTACAGGAATAATGGAGCTTTTTGATTTCAAGAATTCAGGCGGCTTAATTAAAGGTTATGCTTCTGGCGGAACCGTTGGTGGTTCCAATAAAGTCCCAGCAATGTTAACTAATGGTGAGTATGTTGTAAAGAAAAAAATTGTTGATCGCCTAGGCATTAATACTTTTGATAATATAAATAAATCTGGAACACTAGATGACTTATACAATCAACCAAACGAAGATCTTTTTGACTTACAAACTGAAGGTGCATCTCAAATGCCTCAAATTACACAAATGTCAAGTGGGGGACTTTTAGGTCAACATTTATTCACTAAAGATAACACGGTTGATTCAGGTTCTGCACAATATACAGATCAAGGCGTAATGAGCCCAGATCAAATGCATTCACTAGATCAAACTATCAGTAGGTTTAACGGTGGAGTAGTTAGTTTATTACAACATTTTAGAGATGGATCAACTGGTGGAGTTCAAGAAAAAAAATCCTGGGTCCAAGAAAAATGGCAAGCAACTAAATCTCATTTTACTAGCGATGAAGCTAAAGATGCCTACCAGGATATTGCTGAAGGCGGTGGCTATATGCTAGGTAAATATTTAGGCAGCGACAAGTCAAATAAAAACAGCAAAGACAATGCTCCGATAGCTCCCGAACAATACAAAAAATTAAACGTTTCCTCTGCTCTGGATATTGACCCACAAAGCAATATGATGAGTGGCAGATTTAAAGCTAACGACCAGTACAGAAAAGATTACGGCCAATATTTGTTAGATAAATACGAATATGACATAGATCAAAAAAATCAAAAAGTATTAAATAGAATGAATCAACTCAACAGTCTGGCAACCGGTTTCACAAGTATGATTGCTGCTAAAGGCTTAGGCAAACAACTTGACATAATGAAAGACGGAATGAAAGGCGGGATGTCTAACAAAGAATATCGAGCAAGTATGAAAAATCTACCCAAAGGTTGGGAACATAAGGGTTTTGTTAATCCTCCAAAAACAATGAATAAAGAAGGAGGTTCATCTACTGCTCAAAAAGTTGGCAGTAAAACTATAGATATCAGTGGTTCTGGAGCTATATCTGGAGGCGGTAGTCAAAATAAAATTACAACTACATCTCAAGAATTTGCAAATTATCAATCAAAGACCTACTCTAGAAATTTCAGCTCCAATATGCAAGACCTTTATGATAACATTTACAACAGCAATGAGATGAATAATGGGGGCGTAGTATCTTCGACTTTAAGCCATTTTAACCGTGGTGGATCTGTGAATAGTTCTGTACTTAACAGTAATCCATACTCTTATTTTAACCGTGGTGGATCTGTGAATAGTTCTGTACTTAACAGTAATCCATACTCTTACTTTAACCGTGGCGGATCTGTGAGTAGCTCTGTATCACACAGTAATCCATACTCTTACTTTAACCGTGGTGGATCTGTGAATAGTTCTGTACTTAACAGTAATCCATACTCTTACTTTAACCGTGGCGGATCTGTGAGTAGCTCTGTATCACACAGCAATCCATACTCTTATTTTAACCGTGGTGGATCTGTGAATAGTTCTGTACTTAACAGTAATCCATACTCTTACTTTAACCGTGGTGGATCCGTCAACAGTTCTGTATCACACAGTAATCCATACTCTTACTTTAACCGTGGCGGCTCCGTAAACAGTTCTGTATCACACAGCAACCCATATTCTTACTTTAACCGTGGTGGATCCGTCAATAGTTCTGTACTTAACAGCAACCCATACTCTTATTTTAACCGTGGTGGATCTGTAAGTAGCTCTGTATCACACAGCAATCCATACTCTTACTTTAACCGTGGTGGATCCGTCAATAGTTCTGTACTTAACAGCAATCCATACTCTTATTTTAACCGTGGCGGCTCCGTAAACAGTTCTGTATCACACAGCAACCCATATTCTTACTTTAACCGTGGTGGATCTGTAAGTAGCTCTGTATCACACAGCAATCCATACTCTTACTTTAACCGTGGTGGATCTGTCAACAATTCCTCTTGGACTGTTAATCCATACTCTTATTTTAACCGTGGTGGTTCTGTTAGTTACAATAACTCCTCAGTTAATTCTCATTCCATGCAATATATGAGCGGAGGAGGTAAAGTTAAAGGCCCAGGAGGCATAGATAAAGTTGGACCTGTAATGCTTGATAAAGGCGAATATGTTATAAAAGCATCTAGCGTTCAGAATGTAGAAAAAAAATACCCAGGATTCTTTAATAAATTAAATTCAATGAAAATGAATAAAGGTGGAGTGGTTCAATCAAACAGCGACCCTATATCTAATATATCAAATGATACAAATAATTCATCCAATTCTTCGAGCAATGTTACTGTCAACATTAATGTTTCGTCGGAAGGTTCAGCTCAAGTTGATGGTGGAAATTCAAATCAAAAAGAGTTTGCAAGTAAAATCAAAGAGGCTGTAGTCGGTATAATTGCTCAAGAAAAAAGAGTAGGAGGTATGTTGCGTGGCTAACAAAAGCTCTATATCCAACTATGAACAAAAGCTTTATATAGATGGCATTGAAGCTCTTGGTGTTACTAGTATAGATGGAGGTTATGAAATCAGTGAAGACCCAATATATATCCTAGGTAAAGGTTTTACATATGGCGTAAAACAAGGAGCAATAGTTGGAAATTTTCAAGTCTCTAAATACTACATAGGAGATGAAATTTTATTGTCTTACACAGGAGATAAAGCTATGAATGGTAGCATTAACTACGAAGGCAAAACATTTGGATTTGAAGATGCATATTTAAGCGAATACTCTTTAAGTTGCGGAATAGGTCAAATACCTACAGCAAGCGCACAACTTCAAGTTTACGGGGATATTGGTTCTGGCATCGATCATTTTGGCAACGAACCCGTCCCAGAAATACAAATACCTAATCAAGGCTCTATACAGATAAATGTAGATGGTTTTGAAAGTAATAGGGTTTCTGATTTTTCTTATACTATGCGAATGAATAGAACTCCAGTATATGCAATTGGCTCTCCTTTCCCAGTAACTGTCCATCAACAATTCCCAGTTATTCAAGAATGTTCGTTTACTCTTGAGATTTTTGATTATGAAATCAATCAGCTTAAATCTTCTTTAATTAAACCAATATCCCAAGATCTAAGTATAAGTTTAAATAACCCTATTAGCGATTTAAATATTAATACATTTACATTGAAGGACGCTAAGCTTACTAATCAATCCTTAAATTCAACTTCTGATACAGTGATGATTGCTAATTTAACTTACAGTGCATATATAAATAAGAGATGAGTTTATTACCTTACGAAAATGTACCTCTGTATCTTGCCGAAAAAGGTAAAGAGGGTGAGTACATCTTTGCAGAAAGAGCTTCACTGAACCTTAATCAATCAGTTTCAGTAGATCGTCAGATGGACGATAACATTATTCAAATAGCTGCATATAGTGATGGGTCAACTATAGATTACTCTAGCCATACTTTTTTACCTAATGAAGATACCTTAATTACTTTAGGGCCAATAGGTGGTCCTCCGAAACCTATAGCTACTTCAATTTATTCCATAGAAAAAGATTCAAAAATAACATTTCCTAATGGAAAGCATTTATATTTTTCTAAAGAAATACGACCTTCAGGTAATGATTATGTGATTGAAGTTTATGCAAAGAGTGGGGGTTGGAGTTTAGATGAAAATGAATGTCAAAATGGATACTTTAACCCAGAATTAGGTTATTCAGCAAAATCTCCAATAGAAGGTTCACTAGCAGTTGACTTTTATTTAAACACGGGAAACATGCCGAATTTTTTTAATATAACTGGAATAGCTGACCCAACTAAATACCCTCCAATATCCAACGAATCAATAACTGGATTTTTGGGAGATTTTGAATTTCAGAATGCCTACTTATCTTCTTTCGCTTTTTCTGTTTCAGCTAATGCGATAGTTCAAGCTTCGGCTAGTTTTCAAATTTATGGTTTAATTAAAAAAAATACCGAGTTATCTAAAAACTATTATTCTTCAAGCTTGTATCAACAACAATCTATACCTCATGGTGAGAAAAGTCAAATCATAGGCATAAAAGCTTTAGGAATGGATTACGCCACTTCATTTTCTTACTCCGCTCAAATTAATAGAGTTCCCAAATATTCATTACCAGAAGATGATGAAATTCCTGAATTTGGATTCGTTCCTTCTAGAGTCTCAAAAAGAGAGACTACAGTATCTGTAAGTATAGAAGGCACAAATATAGATCCATCTATTATTAACAAAGCTTCAAAAAGAGAGAATGTTGAAATTTCATGTGAGCTATACGACCTTTCTTATCAAAACTATAAAAATAATTCGGCAGGTTTTATGCAAAAATTTGTTTGTAATGGAATGGTTGATAGCGAATCAATTTCTATCAACTCACTAGGCTTTCTAGAGGGTTCCTTTTCTATAACAAAATACATACAGTAATGGACTTAAGAAACACAGAAACTAATGGTATAAATGTTAAGCCTTCTTTTGGATCTTCAGCATCTTTTTCTTGCTCTAATAAATCTTTCACTTTTGGGGACAACTATACTACCATAATGCCCGATGGTATAAACTCATTAAAAATGAAATTAAATTTAAATTTTAATGATTTAATTGACAGTGAGGCATTAGACTTAATTTCTTTTTTTCAAAATCAATTTTACTATAAAATTCAAGATTATAATAACCTAGGCTATTTTAATAATAAAAGAGTTCCAGCTTTTAGTTATTCTCCTTTTTATCCTTATAAGACAAATTTCTTTAATTGTGTTACTTATAATCATGAAAAAGTTCACTACGATGTAAATTCTGTTACAGCATCACTCGAAGCTACTTCTGCAAGTTCTCTATCTAGTGTTGATAGTTTTCTTGCTTCCTATGACATTACAGCTATTGGGTCTTTGTCTAGCCCTATTGTTAATGCAAGTCTACATAACACATCAGACAGCAAAACTATACTATTAAACAGCAATAGTTATTTATATCACCCGACCTCATACAAGTCATTTAGAGTTTTATCTGATGACATTTCCGTTTCTCCTGGAGCTACTCAAACGATTAACATTGATAATAGTCATGGGTTGTTCGAATCTTTCAATGATGGGTTAACCAATCAAACGAATTTAAGAAGTTCAATTTTCATTAAAAAGCCACAACACTCTTCTTTTTTTCCCTACTCTCCCATCACAACTGAAAATGACACGTTTGGTTTTTCTATGTTTGATTTCAGACCAAATCAGCAAACAAATTTATCTCATTCTCCTAAATTCAAAAAAACAACGATATCAGATTCTTATTCTAAATATAATTTGTATGGATTTAACCCAAATTTATTTAATATGCAACTGAGTTTTAATGGAAGAAGTAATGAGGAAACTAAAAGGATTTTACTTTTTTTAGAAAGTCATTTAGGTTATAAAAAGTTTGGATTTCATATACAGAAAGATTATACATCTTCACCTTCTAATGACCTCAATAACACACCCCACAGAAAAAGTATGTCTTTATATTATTGCCCAGAATGGACTCATACCTTTACTTATTATAATAGTCACGATATTACTGCAACTTTTATTGAATGTCCTAGTTTTTAATTTATTATAAAATATAATGAAAAGCTCTATATCTAAAGAAGTTTTTGCAGAAAACCCTTCCGCAATAATAACCCTTTTCAGGATTTCCTTATCTCAAAAAAGCAGAGGTAATAATTACTATTTTCATAGCGGTGAAAATGGTTACCAAAAAAGTATATATTATGATTCAGGTGAAAATGAATACTTTTATGTTCCTTTTTCTGCGGATGGCTTCACTTCTACCAATAGTGAATTCCCTAGGCCCACTTTGACATTTGATAATTCAGATGGTTTTTTTGGTTTAAAAACTAGGTTTTTTGATGATTTTATAGGTTACAAAGTAACAAGGATTAGAACCTTTGTTAAATTTCTGCATGGCATAAACTTTCCAAATAATATAAATCCATTTGGCACACCCACAGAAGACTCTTTTCCTCATGAAAATTATATAATTAATCAGAAAACTCAAGAAAATAATAATATTATTTCTTTTGAACTATCTTCTCCCCTCGAAAAAGAGAATGCCTTCCTTCCTAATAGAAAAATAGTATACAATACCTGTCAGTGGATGTATCGAAGTCCTATTGGTTGCGGTTATTCTGGTATACCAAAAACAGACGGCAAAGGGAATCCATTCACTGGAGATGACGGCCTTTTTAGTTCGATAAAAGCAGGTAGCCCCCTGGAGTATAGCGGTAGTGCGACTTACAATAAAGGTGACTATGTTAAAATTACTGATTACGAAAACCCTCAAAACGGATCGTCTTTTTATGTATGTCTTAAAAACGGAACTGTTGGTCATAACCCGGAATCTAATAAATCTTTATGGGTACAAGATGCTTGCCCTAAAAATATATCTGGATGCAGATCTAGATTTAACAACATAATAGAAAATAATAATGGATTACCCTTTGGAGGATTCCCAGGATCCTGGAAGCAATAAAGTTATTCTTTCTGCATTTAAACGATCATTAGCTTTTAATGATCGAGAAGAGTGTGGTTTATTTGCTTGGTCAGATCAATATAGATTGAGTTTTGAATTTATACCTTTAAAAAACAATGATAGTTATGACAATAAATCTTTCATTACGTCTAGCTCAGACTATTATGACTTGTATGTAAATGACAGAATCATATCCCTATTCCATAGCCATATAGATGACGACCCAACACCCAGCCCTTTAGATATAGAAATCGCAAAAAGCTTTTGCTTGCCTTCTTTGATTTTTTCCAACAAAAACAAAAATACTTATCTATTTTATCCAGAATCCTATAAACCTAAAAAGTTAGAAAATAGGATTTTTATTCCATATTTCCAAGATTGTATTAGCTTTATTAAAGATTTCTTTTTTATTAATCTCGAGATTAATTTTTCAGAAACCATAAAAGACTGGTCAAGACCAAGAAATAATCCAAATGAAAAGCTGTTAAAATTAATTTCCTTGCATTTTAACGAAGTTAATTTAAGCGATATTAAGAATAATGATGTTGTTATTTTTTTTCCGACCGTTGATAACCTTTTTCATTTAGGTGTTTTTGTTGAAAATAAATTCATCTACCACCACCCTTTTGAAGGTAGACCTAAAAAAGAATTATTTAATCAAACATTAACCAATAAAGTGTATAAAGTATATAGGCATAAGGATTTATGAAAAGGTTTGTTTTATATGGGGAGTTAAGTGATAAATTTACTAAAGAAATTTATCTAGATGTTTCTACACCAAATGAAGCTATCCATGCGTTATGCCTACAATTTAAAAATTTCAAATCTTATTTCATCTCCAAAATAAACTCTGGTGTAACCTTTGAATTTGTTGATACTCAAAACAATAATTACGATATAATTTTTGGCAACATTTTATTTAAAGATTCTGAGTATTCCTTAATGCCAAAAATCGCTGGAAAGCAGGGCTTCATGGGTGGACCGATAGGAGGCTTTATATTAAATGCTGGTATGGGCTTTGCGATGCAAAAGCTATCTGATAAATTAAATTTCATGGAGGACGACGGTAAACCAGAGTACGAAATAATTACCACAAATTCATACATATATACCGACAATGACAATCGAGCAGAACAAGGATCTCCAATACCAGTAGTTTATGGTCAACTAAGAGTTGGAACAAAAGTTATACACGCTAATGTTGAAAATCATGATTTTGATTTTAAAACAGCTCAAATATATTTGTCTGATGCCATTAGCTCAATAGATCCAAATATAGGTATTAATAAAATTTTAACCAATTCACCAGATGGTCAAGACTTGAGGTCAATTACCTCCACTGATCAATTTCAAATATATAAGTATAACGACAAGAGGTCTGTTAATTTTGGTGGACAAAATAATGCTAAAACATTTAGCTCAGATCAAAATAATGAATCTTTTACTGAAGGTTACGATAATTCTTACTGGGCTGGGGAAAGATATGTGTTTGGCCCTTCTGAATCAAAGCGAGTAACAAAAAGAAGCTCAACATCTACATTACCATCTTCTGACGTTGCAAGACCTTCAGTTTTTCCGCTAGTTGGTTTAGATGTGTCGATGAGACCTCAAGGAGAAAACGACCAATGTGTAATACATCATAGTAGTTCTGGGCCTAACGCTATTGCATTCAAAGCTCCTGGCACACCTATGACAGTTGGGTCTCGGGGAAATTATCAAAAACTAGAATCTATAAGTTTTTACAAAACGCTAGAAATTATATCAGAAGGCCCAATAGCTGGTCTAGCCATGCCAATAACTGGAGCAGTTGACAATGGAGAAGTTTCTTACCCTTTAACAATCCAACAGCCTGAATTTACTGAATACCAAATACAAATCAGAAACTTATCTTATTTTGAATATCCTGCTGGTATAGATCATTCTTTAGCAGACTCATTGGAGCCTGATGCCACTAATGGATTGCTTCATATTGTATCGTCAGGTTCAAAATATAAAGATGTTAATGGAAATATTTTAAATGGAACAAAAACCATATTAGCAAACTCTCAAGAATCCAATTCTGATAACTTGTATATTAGTATAGACAAACCAAATAATACTCATTTAGCTAATATTGATAAATCTGAATTTTTAGATAAAAACCTAGAATCCATTTCAATATCTTCCAATAGAATTTTTAAAATCACAGGCACGACGTTAGAGTTTAATGATTCTACTAATTTAAGCACTGGAGGAATTCCTTCTCAATATAGAGATGGAGATTATTTTTTATTAAAAGAGCTTTCAGATCAAACAGAACAAGAAAACAGTATTCAAGAATGGTCTGACGATGCATCGATAAATCAAGAAATTCCATTTTTTGAAGGCGAAGGCTATAATAGTAAGCCTGAGAATTTTGAAATGCATCCTCCATCAATACCTTTAGATTTTAGTTATCTTATAGATAAAAGAAGGCAGA